AGTTTGCACCCGAGCACGATGGACAGATCGTGCTGTCAACCACGGTGGACGCCGACCTGTTGCGTGATGCCAAGGCCGAGATTGAGCGGCTGCGTGCCGATGTGAAGCGCAAGCATGACTACGCCGGCCGCATGGATGCGTTAGCCGAGGAACGGCTGATGGAGATCACTCGCCTGCGTGGCGCGCTGAGCTCCGTCTCGACCTTGCATCGGCCCTGCCATCACGCACCATTCAGCGTCGTCACTTGGTGCTTGGTGTGCGACACGTTGTGGCCGTGCAAGACGCATCTGCTCCTTCACCCCGAGGTGGCCCGTCGTGACTGAAATCAAAGTAGACACCCGACTGAAATGCAATCAGCGTCACCCTAAACAGCCGTTGTGGTGCGACATGCCACGAGGGCATGACGGAGAGCATGAAGCGTACTACGGATGGAACGGTCGTTGTGAACGCTGGGAGGCCCGTCGTGAGCGGTGACAGGAGAATCTCATGGAAGTTGGGGCGAGTGCTCTTCCCCCTAATGTTGGCATGGCCCCTCGTAGCCATGTTCATGGTGTCATGGAAGCTGCTCATTGTTTGGCTTGTCCTGTTTGTGGCAGGCTCTAACCGAGACAGCTAGCACATGATATTCGCTCTTACATAACTAACAGGAGGTAACAATGGTGGCCAAAAGGAAGCCTCACTACACGTTTGGTGACTGCCTTGAGTTGCTTCGATACCAAAGCACAAGTAACTTGTGCAATAACACAATGGTGCATCGTGTAGATAACGATGACCCAAACAAGGGCATCAGTGTAACGCTACACGGGAATGAGATAGCCCGAATGTACCCAAACGGCAATGTAGCTATCAGGCACTGCGGGTACCCTACGTCTACCACCTTTGATCGACTCAACCGGCTCGTTCCCCCCGGGTGGAGAGCATCCAGGGTAGACGGTGAACCATTAGCAAAGTACGTAGTGCCTACTGTGGCTTGCCCAATTCCTGGCACCGCCTATCTGTTGCTTTCGGGTGACGGCAGAATGTGGTACCCACTAGGTACCCCAACAGAAGTACAGGAGATAGTTGATGCACACCTGGGCCATGTACAAAACTAATTGGCTAGACGAGCCAATTGATAACACCCATGCTGAAAGCATTAGGGCAAGAGAGATCATAAGAGAGCATGTTGCCATGCTCAAGCAAGAAGTAAGCGTGTGGGAGCCACGCCCCTACCCAGGAGCATCTAATGACTAGCCCCGACAACCACAGAACACATGAGCAGTGGCTCATTGATATTACAGAAGACATTGAATACGTCCGTGTTGTTCAAAGGGAAGACGATACACCTAAGGAGGAATGAGCATGACAACATCACAATACACACCATTAGATAAAGTTGGGCTTGCTTTGCCGCTCATGGACTTCCAAGAAGAGGCACTGGCATACGCACTTGAGCGCCCAGCGTCGTACGTGGCATTGGACATGGGGCTAGGTAAGACCCCCGTTGGTATCGGTGTAGCGGCAGCAGCCAAAGCGGCTGGACTTACGCCCATCGCAATTGTGGTGCCGCCCAGCCTGCGCATCAACTGGGTGCGTGAAATCAAGAAGTTTGCACCGTGGCTCACTGGTGCAATCTGCGCAGGCAAGCACCCCAAGCCACTGCCCCCCGTAGACGTCATCATCATCGGTGACGCCGTGCTTAGCGAATGGGAGCCTGCGCTAACAGGGTGTATCAAAACACTCATCATAGATGAGGCGCACCGTCACAAGAACCATGCAACAAAGCGTGCCAAAGCGATGGTGACTATCGCCAACTCAGTGCCTGGCCCAAAGGTGTTACTTTCAGGTACACCCACGCCAAACGGCAGGCACTCAGAGATGGCTGGGCAGCTAGACATTCTAGGTGACTCAGCATGGAAAGCAATCGGTGGCAAGGGCAAGTTCTGGAGTTACTATTGCCCTAAGAAAGATGCATTCGGCAACCGTGGCAACCACGATACGCCAGGTTTGCACATAGCAATGCAAGACTTCATGATTCGCAGGAAGCGCGATGATGTAATCGACTTGCCCAATAAGGGCAGGTCAGCGGTAGCTATTGAAGCTAAAGGGAAGGCGGCACGCGATTATCCCAGAATTGAAGAAGACCTTATTGCTTATCTTCAAGGAGAAGATAAGGAAACTGCTGGAGCGGCTCGCAACGAAGCCTTAGTACGCATGAACGTATTGCGCCACACTGCTGGCATGGCCAAAGTGCCTGGCGTGATCGACCATGTGGGCGACTTGTTGGATGCGCCCGGTGGTGTATTCATTGTGGCTGAACACAATGACGTAATGGATGCGTTGTCACTTGGTTTGACCAAGTACGGATGCGTAGAAGTACGAGGAGGCATGACGGACGATACAAAGCAGCGATCCGTAGACGCCTTTACGTCAGGCAAGGCCCGTGTAATGGTCGGGCAGATTACAGCAGCAGGTGTGGGCTTGACATTGCACGGTAACGGCATAAACTGCCGTGTCGTCGTAGCGCAACTGCCTTGGACGCCAGCAGAACTGCGCCAAGCCGAAGATCGCTTGCATCGCATTGGGCAAACCAATGATGTGCAAGTAGAGATAATGCTTTGCAACATTCAAGACCGTTGGACTATTGACGAACGGTTGTGGAATGTGTTGGAGCATAAGTCCTTTACCACTGGTGAACTCATCGACGGTGAAGGTGAATACCTCTTGGAAGGCATCCAAGATGGCGTGTTGGATTCATACCGATAGGAGCGCAACATGGAAAACGACTACGGAATCCTTGAGTACGACAGCAACAACAGTGGTGGTGATTGGTGGTTAGCGGATAAGGACTGGTATGCCATGGAGAAAGACGGGTGGGCAATCAACTGGTTTGTAGACGAGGAACATTGGAGCGCCCACCTCAAAGATGGGAGGTGGTTGGACGCTTTAGCGAGCAAAGCGTCAATCCCTGTGGCCAGCCTGCAAGATGCAAAAGACAAGATCAGGCAGTGGGAGAAAACCACTAAGCAACGTGTAACCGACCTGGGCTGTAGTTGCTGTGGTGCACCACACAATTTCTACATCCTCAAACCAACTGGAGAATGGGAAGACCCCATTGATATCACTCGCACGGTTGACTGGAAATGACTACTGCCAAGCATTACATTATTACCACGGCTATAGATACAGGAGAGTTTAATGGAACCAGGTAGCTACGAGATCAGTATCGCATTTGATACTGATGACACAGATACTGCAATAGCTCTTTATAACATAATTGAGAGTATTGCCCCGTGGATGGTAGACAATGTGGAGATGCTTATTCAATCTATAGAGTAGGTGTGACGGATGTCACATCATATCTAAGTTGATTTACGTTGTACCATCCGATAACATAACCAAAACCACCAACCCAGGAGAACCACCATGGCATCTTCCAAAACCCTGCGTGCCGGTATGCAGGTCGTCGTCAAGTCCGGCCCTTTCGGGGGCATGAAAGCAACCGTCGTTGACCCTGCTGTGATGCCTGACGGGCACATCAACCAGCGCAAGATGCTCGTAGACATCGAAAGCGTGGGCAACGAGTGGATTATCCCCAAGCTGCTGGACATCCCCGGTGCATTTCCACCGCCCGTGGTTAGCCATATGCACATGCCAATCGTGCCAGTGTCCAGCCAAGTCGTCACCTCAGCCCACATGATCACATCACTTGATGACCCAGCGCTTGACAGTTTCCGCCCCAACCGGCCCAAAATCATCAAAGAGTACGTATCACGTACGTTGACTGGCAATATCAAAGACATCGACGTGCTTACCCACTATTGGGAACGCCGTAAGGATGGGTATCCAATCAACGTTGGCCTCGTTGGTGACACACAGTCAGGTAAAACCATGCTCGTTGATGTCATGGCACACATCATCGCCAAGAAGATGGGCTTGACCAAGCCGTTGCCTGTGTTCACCTTGGCAGGTTCCTCTGCTATCACCGACCACGACCTCTTCGGCCAGTACCGCCCAGATGCGTCAGGGCAGTTGCGTTGGATGGAAGGTGTGGTTGCGCTAGCTGCACGCATCGGTGGCATCTTGTACTTGGATGAGGTCAACGCAATGCCAGGTAACGTCACGGCTGCGTTGCACCCATTGCTTGACGACAGGCGGTCATTCGTCAACATCCGCAAGCCCGTCTTGCAAGATAACGGTGAATGGTTCCCTGAGGTTGTCAAGTGCAGCACCGACTTGTGGGTGTTGTGCACGTACAACCCCGGCTACGCCGGTATGAGCCGCACGAACGAAGCGTTTGCCAACCGTTTCGTATGGTTGCCGTGGGGCTACGACGAGGAAGTAGAAAAGAAGCTCATCAAGTCACCAGCCGTCCGTCTGCTTGGCCAGGCGCTGCGTGCCGCACGTGAGACTCGGGCAATCACAACGCCTGTGGGTACGTCAGCCTTGCAGCGCCTGGAAGAAGACATCATCGGGCTGGGCGTTGACTTCGCACTGTGGGCGTTCAGCGGGCAGTTCACCAACCGCACCGAATCAACCATTGTCGAAGAGATCATTCGGGACCGTTCAATTCGGCAGATGATCGAAGCAGAAAACGTGGTTCCCGATACGAACACTGAGGAAGCCCCTGCTGCTGCTGACGCAACAACAATAACAACTAAGAATGGATGGGAGACATTCTGATGGCAAGACAACCGACCAACACCGCACTCAACAAGGCACGTAAGAGTGCCGCTGATGCAGTGCGCAGGCAATACGACGCAGCGCGTGTAGAGCAACGTTTGTTTGCCCGTGAAACTCTCAATAAGGCGGCTTCACGGGCGGTGATGGGCAATCGCAAGACAAAGGTTGAGGAGGCGCTTACGTTAGGTACAGCGCAACTTGCCCACAAAGTGCTTGGCTCGTTCGGTATCAGTACTCAAATTCGTGTAACCATAATACCTCCGTCCGAGCTTCTTAACGCCACAGGTTATACGGACTTTGACAAAATCTATATTGGTATCAAATCAAAAGCCGTTGATCTTACCAATATGGATTCAGTAGCAGATTTCATCTACCTCGTGAAAGGTGTGGTGTACCACGAGGGTGGCCACATCATCTACACGGTGCCATTGAATGAACTTATTGAGAGGGTCAAGAGTACCCCTGTGGGGATTGGTACCATAAAAACCATACGTGCGGATGGTAACAACGAAATATCAAGAGCTTGGAACATCTTGGAAGATCAGCGCATGGAGCGTGCCATGGTGCTACGTTCCCCAGTGCTGGCCAATTATTACTCCAAGGTTG